CGGAGAAGGCCGCCACATGAGCTTCCCTGAAGCCCCAGAAGCGTTTCTGTTTCAGCGCCTGACCAGCCAGACCGCTGTCAGCCAATACATCGGCTCTCGGGTGTACCCGCTGCTGGCTCCTACTGGAACTCCGCTGCCGCTCGTCATCTACCAACGCACAGCCGTGGAACGCCCGCAGAGCCTGTCGGGCAATGTCGGAAATCCCGTAGTGACGCTGCAGTTGACCACCTACGGCACGTCGTACACGTCGGTGAAGTCGATTGCTCGTGCCGTCCGCCTGGCGGTGGATGGATGGACTGGCACCACGGCCGGCGTGACGATCCAGCGGACCACGCTGCAGACCGAATCCGATGGCGTGGACATGCCGCAGGATGACCAGATGTTGCCGTACTACACGGTAGAGCAGACTTTTGACTTCCGCATCAACGAGGCAACCTGATGGAACGTCCGATGATTCGGCTGGAGTTTCCTGACGTAGAGGAGCTCCGAACCGGGTTCTCGGCGCTGCCAAAGAACCTAGCCGCGCGGACGCAGGGTGCGGCAGTCGGGCGAGCCATTAAGCCGGCCGTTGCCGCACTCAAAAGGACAACGCCCGTCGGGCCGACCGGAAACCTTCGGCGGGCGGTCGCCCTTAAGACCAAGCGATACCCCAAGACCGGGACGGGTGCGGCAATGGTGGGCTATATCAAGCCCGGTTCTGGAAAGATCCCAAAGCGAGGGAAACGCAAGGATCTGTCGTATCACCAGTTCTTGGTGGAGTACGGCACCAAGCCACGCGCAACCAAGAAAGGGGCAAATCGTGGCAGCAGTACAGCCAGGAAGCCCGTGCAAATGGCGTGGCGAGCTACGGAGGCAACGCTAGCGGCCAACCTGGAGTCGGAACTGCGCAAAGGGCTTGAGGGTGCCATCAAGCAGTTGAAAAGCCCCAAGGCTCGCGGCAAGTACTGACTCTGCAAGGATTGCCGGCTGCTGCCCTAGAAACGGGTTAGGGGCTACTGCCCCGCCGCACTAGGAGCATTGCAGTATGGCTACCGATTCGCAGGGCAACACGTTCACCTTTGCTGGCTCCACGTACACCGTCACGAGCGTCACAGTCACGCCCGGCGGCGATCTACTCGACAACTCCCACCTCGGCCTGGCGTCTGGTGCAAATCGCACCTATCAGTCGCCGGCGCTGATTGATAACGAGGTCAGCTGCGAGGCGTTTGGCACGACGGCGGTTGCAATCGGCCAGTCGGGGGTGCTCTCCTTTGCCAGCACGACGTACACCGCCACCGTGTCGAGCTCGAGCGTGTCGTATGCCGTTGGCGAACTGGTCAAGCAGTCGTTGACCTTCAAGGTGAAGTCGTAACCGACGGGAGGCCGTCGTGGCGACTAACTCGCAAGGCGTCGTCGTCCAGTTTTCAGGTGACGACCTAGGAGAAGTGCTGTCTGTCTCCATTGATGGAGTGCAGGCCGACTCTGTCGAAATGACGCCACGATCGCAGGCCACGAGAGACAAGATCTTTCGGCCTGCCGACTTTGACTACGGCACCATGACGGTGACGTGCCTGGACTTCGGCAACTTCTCGCTGTCTAGGGTTGGCGAGTCAGGCGATCTTGTGATTGACCAGGGATCTTCCCTGTTCAACTTCGAAGCGATCCTTCAGTCGCTTGCGTGGACTGCTAATGTCGGAGAACTGCAGCGCATCACCTTTGTGTTCAAGCTAGGAGCAAAACCGTAATGCCGCTCGCCGACGACATCTTGGCGGCCGATCAGTCTCAGTCCGTGAAAGTGCACGTGCCAGAGTGGCGGTGCGACGTGTGGATTCGCACGCTTCCGCTGGGCGACCTGCAGGCCTGGGAGCTTGAGTGCCTACGCTCCAAGGGCGAGGGCGTGGACGAGTACCGCACGCGGTACTTGAGCAAGTGCCTGGTGGACGCCGACGGGAAGCCGCTGTTCTCCAACGAGCAGCTGAAGAAGCTCAGCGGCAAGGTAGGGGCGAGGCTGTTCAAGATTGCTCAGCGGCACAACGACCTAGACGACAAGGAGATCGAGGACCTCGGAAAAAACTAGTGGACCGGCCGCTGGATGCGTTCCCGCTGCTGCTGGCCGGTCACCTTGGCATGACGTTGCGGGAACTCGGCCAGCGAATGGACGTTGCCGAGTACAAGCGATGGCTGGCATTTCATCGGTTTGTGAATCCCTTGGGAGGCGAGTGGAGACAGACGGCAAGAATCGTAACTGCGACGCTCGCCGCGAACAGCAAGGGCAGGCCGCCAAAAGAGGACGATTTCATGCCGATTGACCGCCCGCCCATGACGGCAGAGCAAATCGCAGCAGAACTCAGCAAGTTAAATCGGTGACGTATGGCAAAGACCCTATCCCTCGTAATGCAGGCCAGCATGAGCGCTGGCGGCATGACCAAGGGCGCAAACGAGGCTGCTCAGGCGTGTAAAAAAGTGGGAGACGCCGCCAAGCAGACAGCCCGCGATGTGTCTGTGCTGAAGAACATTGCGATTGGGGCTGTCGTGGCCAAGGGCATTGGCATGGTGGCCAATGCTTTCACGTCCGCCGCGAACACGGCCTTGGATTACGCCTCGTCGGTTGCTTCCGCCGTGGATGCCACAAACGACTTGGCGCAGCGGCTGGGCGTCAGTGTTGAGTCGCTGCAAGCGTTGCAGATGGCCGCCAAGTTGAGCGGCGTGGATGACATTACCGCAGCCCTTCAAAAGGTCGCCATTGCTGTTGGGCAGGCGTCATCTGGCAGCGTTGAGCAGGCTAAAGCTTTTGAGAGTATCGGCCTCAGCGTTGACGAGTTGATGGCGATGAACCCTGAAGAGCAGTTTCGTGCCATTCAGCAGGCCATCGCCGCACTGCCCACTCCAGCCGAGCGGGCTGCCGCTGCCGTGGCAATCTTTGGCCGTTCTGGCGTAGAGCTTCTGCCGCTCATGAACCAAAACCTGGCGGAAGTAGAAGAGAGGATGCGAAGGCTTGGGGCCATCGTTGGAGAGGATCAGGTTGAGGCTATTGGCGGCATGAATGACGCGCTGGACATGGTCCGTGCGACGTTTGACGGCATCATCGGTACCGTTGTTGGCAACCTTGCTCCAGTCGTTGAGTCGCTGGCCAATGACTTTCTTGCGTTTGTGGAGGAGTGGAACAACATCGGCGGCCAGAACGGAACCATTGCCGACACGATTTCAAACGCCCTGCTTGATGTTGCGGACTATTTCGCCGGCATCTTTGACAACGCCGTCGCAAGCTTTGACGGCTTTGGCGCGACGATGCAAGAAATCGGCTCTGTGTTCGAGTTTGTTGGCAATGTGTTTACAGCTGTGGCTGAGACGTTGCGGGCCGCGTTCAACCTTTTCCAGATTGCTGGCAACCTGCTTGCGATGGGGCTCGGGAAGTTTCTTGAGGGCATTGGCTCTTGGGTTTCAAGCGACCTCGAGCAGTTCGGGAAAGACCTCGCGGCTAACGCTGAGAGGCAGGCTCAGCAGAACTCACGAGAGATGAAAGGTGCTTTGTCTAATGCGGGCTCGGCCGCTGAACGTGCTGTATTTGGCGGCAACGCCGCGCAGGGCGCGGACGGACCAGCAAGGCGTGCAGTCGATAACGCTCGCCGCCGAATGAATAACCCGGAAGCTCGGGCGGAAAGGGAACGGCAGCGCGCTCAAAAAGAGGCAGATGCCAAGGCGGCTCGAGAGGCTTCTGCGGCCAAAGCGAAGGCAGAGAAAGAAACTGCTGACGCTGAGAAGGCTGCAAAGAAGGCCAAGCCCATCGAAGAGAAAATGGCCGGCAAGCAAGAGGAAATCGACAAGATTACCGCTGAGCGTGCCGCCGCTCTCGGTGGCAAGTCCAACGAAGCCCTGAAGGCCAACGACGTTCGCTCAAGCGAGGGTATGGCTCAGTTCATCGCCCTGGCGACCGGCCGAGAAGATCCGGCGATTGCCGAGTACCGCAAGCAGACCCAGAAGCTCGAGGAGATCCGTGCCGAGCTCCGAGTGCTGCAGCAGGAGAAGGTGGACATTCTTGGAGCGGCTGCATAATGGGCATCGTCAGCGTTACCGAACTCGCCACCGTCTCGGCCAGCCGAAAGTTTGGCGAGCCGCCCGTATTTCAGCGTAAGTGGGTTGTAGAGGTAGACAGCCCGACTACGCCGCAGACCGCTATCGTCAACGCTTCCGGCGTGTCGTTTCTCTCGCCGCACCCGGAGGCGAGCTACTGCCGAGCGTTGAACACGAGCGTCAGCAACTACAACGGCTCACGCTGGCACTACGAAGTCACCTGGGACTACGAGCTACCAAAGCAGCAGAACGTCGATCCAAACCCGCTCGCTCGGGCTGACATCTGGAAGTGGTCAACGGGCGGGCTGCAGGTTCCGGCCCTGTACTACTACGACACTGGCGACGTGCTGAAGGTGCTCCAGAACTCGGCCAACGACTTCTTCGAGGGCGCGACAACCGACATCAGCACGCTGCAGGCGTCTATTAGCGGAAACCGGCAGACCTTCGACTACGG